TTGAAGATAAAGTGTGTTGGGTATTGCATCTAGTCTATCTCGTTAATAACATCGAATCCGCTCTTAGAAATCCATACACCAGGGCGGCCATCTTTTGGCGCTTGTCCGATAAGCACACGAGGTAAGCCGCTATCATCGTAGATGAGCAGACCATAACGGTTATTTGGCAGCTTGCCGAACATAATTTGGTTGTTGCCACCTTTTGCCACAGTCTTAGTAAAAGCTTCGGCATCTAGCTGCATGAAGTTTTGGTTAATCTGTTGTAGCGCTGCTTTAGTGCCTTGTGAGCTGTTAATAGGATTAAATCTGTTTGGCATTTTGCCCTCCTATCTTATTCTTTGCGTTTGGATTGTGAGTGTGTGCGAACGGAAGATAACAGGCTCGAACGCTGCGATATGCTGGTATCTTATTTGGCATCTGTAAAACTCGCCGTTTACCTTTGGCGTTGTTGTGTGCATGGTTGGAATTGCTGGAACTCCATAATCGCTCGGATTGTCCCAGACATAATCTGTAACAACTGGTATTTGGCGCTGTAAGTCGATTGAGAAAGCGTATTTGACTTGATCGCTGTAATCTTGAGAATAACCACACTCGACAGAGTAAGCTCGCTCGGTTGTTGCGAACTCTGGTCGCCACTTTGTAATCCTCTTTAGCTGGCTAGTCGTGCCATAGTGCTGATAGGCTGTTTCGAGATTAAAAGCGATAGGCTCGCCCAAGTTGCTATAATCGCCATCTTCGTTGGTCATAATTAAACCGATACGGCTATGGCCGCATAGGAAGCGCCCAGAGGCGTTTTGTCGTGCAGAAGTAGCGCCAACATAAGTATTTGAGTCGAAGCTCTCCCAGACCCTTAAATTGATGTTATACACGAAGCAAGAGTTTAGGTCGGTATTGTCGTTCGAGAAGAATACATATAGTCGGTTCTTATAAAGGTCGAGTCGGATAGTTTCCTTGTTAGGGATAGCATCATAGGCGTTCTGGATTGTATTCTGCGTGAGAGATTGTTCGCTTGAGCCATCGAAGATATAGATGCCGTTGTCGTTGGCGTAGTAGGCGTAGTTTAGGTCGCATACGACTGATTCTTGGCTGAAAGTGCCACCTTGAGCGTTGCTTGCCTGTTGCGACCATGAATCGGCGCTCTGCATATACATTAGGTATTTGTTGCGCCTTGTTTGGAAGTAAAGCACACCAGCAAGATTAAACATGGCTGTTAATGGGTCGCCAGTCTTAATCGCTGGGAAGTTCTGGTAAAAATCTACATTGAACTTATCGTAACTAGAGATAGTTTGTGGGGTTGTATCAACGATAGTAACTGTTACATCGCCACCAGAGATGGCCGTAATTTCGCCCGTGCCTGTTCCTTGTCCTGTAATCCAGTCGCCAATAGCGAAGCCGCTCGGCGTGATAGTCGAGCTGTTAATTGTGAGCGTGTCGCCAATATTGCCCTGGATTGTTGCCGTTGTGCTAAATGCTGGGCTTTTGGCGTAAGTGTAACCGTATGGGTAAGTCCATACCGCCTCTGTGTCTGGCTCTGAAGCGAAGTAAATAAGGTTGTCGCTCGTGCCGTTCATAATGTTAGTTGGCGTAATTTCTAGGTCGGTATCAGTTGCAAGGTCGAGCGTGTCGATTTTGGTATCACTCCATGAGTTGCTTGGGTCTAGCAAGCGTGGGCTTTCCTTGCCGTCTGCATAACGGATTTGGTTCAAGTTCTGGCTATATCTAACCGTTCCTGCTCCTGTCGGTAGAGTTCTAACGGCCGTCATCGTGCCATTTTCTGCCATGCGGTATAAAATGCCGTTCTGAGTAAATAAAACGGTCTTAGTGCCGTCTATGTTGGCTTCGAAGATAGAATCTATGCCACCGGCCGTGCAAGTTAGTAGAGCGCCTGCTAGAGCGTTAGAGTTTGCGGATAGGTAGGTATCGTTATCTGCCGTAGATTGCGAGTTTGCTTGAGCCGTTGCTTTAATGGTTACGACATCGCCGTTTGCAATATCTGGCGCAGCGTTAAATAGTGCATCGAACGAGCCGTCCGTTGTTTCTAGATCGCTTGGGTTAATGCAAGTTGTGTCTGCTAGTTCATCGTTAATATAGAGCGATAGTTTAGCGATAGGAGCTTTTGTTGCATCTCCTACTCTTTTTGCATCGAGTCTAAAGCCACATATACGAGCATCTGCCGTGGCGGTAAAGGTATATGCTCCTGTAATGGTCGCTAGGCTTGCTGTAACGCCCGTGGTTGCGCCGTTTGTCGTTAAGCCTATAATGTTGCTACTTAGAGCCTTTAGGCCTGTTCTGGTGGCATATTCACCTACTCTATCGAAGCGAGCATCTTGGGCTAGTCGTAGCTCGTCCGTTCCCATCATGTCGTTTGGCTTGTAGGTTGCAACACCTTTAGCAAAGTTGGTGGTAGTTGGAGCGCTTTTGCGAGTGCCGACATTTGGCACATTTCGCCTTGTGAAGTTTGATTTAATCGCCATTAGTGCCTATTCCTTACAATTACTGGTAGTTTTGCTCTGTTTTCGTTTGCGAGCTGGCGTGGGCAATAGCGTAGCTTCATATTAGTTACTAGCTCGTCCATCTTAGATTCGTATATGCCCGCATAATCGAAGTTATCACGGCGTTGCTCACACCTTGCTAAAGCGCCTAGAACGAGGATTTCGCCGAACTCATAAGGAATTAGTGGTTTGTCGGTTTCGGAGGCCATAGCGAGCGGTTTAGCTAGGTAAAACAGCGATAATTCGTAGAACTTATCTTCGCCAGTTGGCGTTTTGTCGTTTTCAATGCTCGGTAGTCCGTAAAATAGTTGGTTGCCGAAGATTGTATATTTGTAGCTCTTTAAGCCATCGTCCTTGTCTAGTGCGAAGAACTGCTCTTTTGACATATATTCGAGTGGAAAGACTCCATGCTCATTTTTGGCTGTTAGCGTGAATAAGCTCTGGAAGTTGCGAGGTAGTGGCAAGATGTCCGAGCCTTGCGTGGTAGCTTGATAGATTTGCTCCAAAAACTGGTATTCTTCATCGCCTACGACATCGAAGTAGGCATCATTTAAGAATTGCGTGATTGTGTCTGTGTCGAACTCTTGATCATCGAGCTTTGTTTTGATTCGGGCTATTAAGCCGCCAAGATTATAGTTTGAGTCCATTATGTAATGCACTCGCAACGCCAATTACTTTAATTTTAGCACAATAAAAAAATACCCCCTCGGCCGTAGGGAGTATTTTTGATTTAGCGTGTAGCTAGATATTAGCTCAAAGAGCCAGTACCGATAGCAGCAACAGCGTTCTTTTTGCCGTTTAGGATAAAGCTATCGTAAACGAAGCGGCCACGAAGAACTTTACCGTCAACGAGTTCGGAGTCGTCAATAATCTTAACGCTCTTAATCTGTTCGACACCAAGCAAAGCACGCTTGTGGCACATAATAGCGCTCGTGTTGGTTGGGAAGTAGCTGGATGGAACTTTCACGACTGGAGTGCCGTCAAGTTCGCCTACGAAGCCACGGCCGAGAAGCTTGCCGTTGTATTCGGAAGCGTTAACGGTAGTAGTAATCTGGGTCTTAATTGCGTTGTAGAAAGTTGGAGTAACCCAGAGGACACGGCCGCTCTGTGGAGCTTTAGCCTCGTCAAGAGCTGCGCTCATCTTCAAGACATCTTCGTAAGCTTTGCCAGCCGTTGGAGCATAATACTGAGAAACAGCAGCAGCGCCGATAGCAGCCTTGAGCAAGCGGTTAGCATCGATGGTAGGAATAACCTTTTCTTCCATCTGAGCTTTGAGGACTTCGCCAGCTTTCTTAGCTAGAGCCTGTTGCTGGTAGTTACCCTCGTCAATTGTGAGCTTGAAGCACTTATCGTTACCGATAGTGTAAGCGGTTACAACATCTTGGATTTCGTTGTTACCACCGAAGCGGTCGCCAGTTGCGGTGCGATCATAGTTAGATAGTTCAACAGTAGATACTGTGTAAACTTCAACGGTCTTTGCGCCTGTGAAGTCGTAGTCTTTGTTAATATAAGCATCTGTGTAAGAGCCAGCGGTAAAGAGCTGGTCGAGCTTACCAGCATACTTGGTAGCTAGATTGATAGCCATTTTATTTATCTCCTAAAAGTATTGAAAGGTTGAGTTATTCGCCAAACAATCCAGTCAAAAATGGGTCGTCTTGTTCGGCTTTGCCAAACTGTGCGGAGTTAGTAGCGTTGCTACTTGGCCTCTTTGCAGCTTGTCGTGCAGCCATCTCGTTTTCAATCTCCTTGCGAAGATTTGCTTTAAGGTCATCGACTTGCTTTACGCCGCAGCCAGATAGACGGTAAACATCGTCTAGGGTAAGCACACCATTGTTTACGAGCATACCTTTTGTGTAAGGTGTGCCAGTTAGAGGGTTAATCTTCGGATTTCCTAGGTTATCGACAATAGGCTGGTTGATAAACTCGACCATCTTCTGCTCGTCATCTGCGCTAAGGTTATGTGTAGATTTCCACTCTTTTGTTCCCATCTGTATTTCCAGAGAGCGGACTCTGTTAAGAGCCTCTTGGTCTGGGATAGATGTTTGCTGGTTCTGCTGGGCTAGTTGCCTTTGCAGTTGTGCTGTTTGTTGCGACTTGTTGTAAGCCAACTTTTCAGAATTGCGGTACATATCTGCGATTTTCCTAATTGCGTTAGGGTCGCTTGGATTTATACCTTTTTTCGCCAAAAATTCGTCTAGCTCATCGCCAGTTTGTGTTTGTTCCGTAGGGTCAACGGCTGGCGCTTCGTTAGCGGATTCTTCGCTATCTGTTTGCTCATTGGTTGCCTCTACTGCCGAGCCGTTATCTTCCGTTGCTTGTTCTTCTATGGATTCGTTAGCTACCGATTCCATGTCTGAGGCTTCGAATAGGTCGTTCTCAGTTCCAGTTTGTTTGTCCATGAACTCTCCTTTAGTTAATGGTTGCTTTGGTGGGTTGCCCCACCAACGGCTCGGCACTATCGCAATTGGCGGTTGCGCCTGGTCTTTCCAGGATTTTTTAGTTAATAACTAATAGGGATTATTTCTAATTCCTCTTAATAGTGCCGATTCGCTGGCTCATTATGCTTGCATGGTGTTAAGGTGCTTGGTCGTGGTTTGTTTTGGTTACTGTTCTTCGCCGTCTGGCTCTTTCTCTGGTGGTTTTAGCCACTCGTATATCTGTTCTGTCGCTTCTGCTGCTGCTACCTTGTTGGCTATATAGTCGTTACCTTTGTTGGCGCTTAGAGCGAGCTTTGCGCAGTCTAGGTGCGCTTGCTCGAACTCTTTAATGCCTTGTAGTAGCTTTGCGCCTGTGTCGGTTCTGAGCCATCGGTTTAT